TAATATATCTGAAGAGTTAACTCCATTTGCTCCGGCAATGATGAATATACAGGATGAAGTAGCTGAACGAGTTAATATTCCTAGACCAGAAAAAGTAGACAATACAGGTTATGGATTCTTCCCTACAGGTGGGCAGAATATGTTTGGAGTAGAATCTTGGGATTTACCTGATAAATGGGTTACTGGATTAGGCTTGTTAGCGGGCGTCGGCATTGACGGCGGTAAAAGGGCCGCTTCTAAAGTTGCTGGTAAAGTAGCAAATAGCAAAATAGCAAAATTAGCTCGTAAATTAAAGGGCGGTCCAAATAGAGATACTCCAGCAGGTAAAGAGAATGTAATTGAATTTTTAACTGAAATTCAAAAAGTGCCTGGAGCTAGTCCAGGAAAGAAAGAATTAGCAAACAATCTAATTAATGTTGTAAAACATGGCACTCCATTTAAATATGTTCAAGACCCTACAGTGAAAAAGGTTATTGGTAGAATAAAGGCTAATACTGAAGAAATGGTTCCAGTGGCTCCTGGGGTGCAGTTGCGTCAAGAGTTAAGCATGAATCCATACACTAATACTGTAGGTAGAATGAATTATGTTCATTTAGATAAAACTCCTATGATAGATGTAGACCTTCCTGTTGGGAAGTCATCTCATATGGCAGCACAAATGACTCACGGAATGAAGAGTTATAGTGATTTTATGAAAAGATTACATAAGTTTTTATATTCTTCTAAAGGTAAAGACAGTCAATTTAGATTGTATAAAACTCAAGGTGGTTATAGGTTATTTGATACAAGTAAAAGAATGAATCCACGTCAATATATGCAACCGCCTACTATCGGAATCTCAAAACCAACCGCGGATGCTCCTATGGGGGTTCCACAGCTTGGAACGCCTGTCCCAAAACTTTTAGGACAAGATAGATTTTATACTAATGCTATTATAGGCAGAAATCAATATTCTGCAAGGTTAACTCCTAAACCAGGTAGAGTAGGTGATTATGTAACAGATTTTAAAGGAACTTATGGATATGGAACTCCAATTCAACAAAATGTTGATGAAGTAGTTAATTATCACGATAATTATATTGATATAGTAAATAAAAGAATGGCTATGGGGGACCCGAGCGGTTTAGGTGGTTTGTTTGAATTAATTAAGAAAATGAAGTAAGAAGAAAGAAGGTAAAAAATGAGTAATCCAATAGAAGAATTAATGAAAAAGGGAGATGCCCCAGGAGTATCTATTCGTAATGCTAATGTGGTAAATCCACAACATCCAGGATATATAGGTGCTATACCTGAAGGCCAATTACCAAGAAATTTATTTCAAGAACAGTATGATGCGAGCATGCATGATTTCGGTATTGATTACGAAATGTTATTTGATATAGCAAGTGGAAGCGGTGCCCCTATGGCAATAGGTAGTGTAGCTAAAACAGGTAAAGGATTATTACAAAATTATTTAAAAAAAGCATTTTCTAAGACGCCAGGGGTTAAATCTAGTAAAGACGTATTTGAAGCAGGCAGGTTTGATATATTAGGTGACGCATATACAGGTGGTAGATTTACTCCTGGAATGTCAAAAACTGGTTCTGTACCAGGAGGTAAAACTGTAAAAAGAACAGGGGTTGACCCAATACAGTCACCTAGTGGTATTGAGAATTATTATAGAAACTTAGTATTAGAAACGGGAGGAAAAGACGGTTTAAAAAACTTTGATAATATGATTAATAGCAGGATGGATTGGATTAAACGTAATTGGGATAGTCATAAAGTAGATATGAGGTATAATAGACCTGCAGATGAATCGTTCCCTAAAGTAGGAACTAAGCGTTATCTTGAAATAAGAAATAAATTAGCTAAAGAAATAGCCTGGGATATGTAGTGGATTTTGAAGAAAAGTATGCTCAACTAGAAGCACTAAAGAAGATGCGGAAGAATATGGCACTATTTGGAAGATACTGCTTCCCGACAGCCCTCCGCAAACAAACACCCCCGTTCCATCACGAGGTGTATTCTTCTTTAAAGGATGACGACACAAAAAGAGTGCTAATAGCTGCTCCTAGGGGAACGGCGAAGAGTACTGTTACCACTCTTATTTATCCATTATGGAGAGCAGCTTTTAAATCATCTAAAGAAGATTTGTTTATAGTTATAGTATCTGAGTCGCAAGCACAGTCGATTAACTTCTTATCACGTATTAAATACCATTTAATTCACTCAGATAAGTTTAGAGGCATATTTGGGGACTTGGGGCCTAATACTGCACAACGTTGGACTAATACAGATGTACTACTAGCTAATGGTACTAGGATAATAGCTGTAGGTACAGGACAGAGAGTTCGTGGTTTTATTGAAGGAGATACAAGGCCTAACTTAATTGTCGTTGATGACTTTGAATCAGAACTTAATGCATATACACCAGAAGCACGTGCAAAGAATAGGAAATGGATGACAGAGGCTGTTATACCTTCTTTATCGGATGATGGTAAGATATGCATGATTGGAACAGTAATATCAGAGGATTGTTTCTTATATTGGGCTAAAGATAGTACTGCATGGAAAACTTTATGGTATTCTATATGGGATGATGAACAAAAGTCCATATGGCCAGAAAGATTTCCAAAAGAACGTATATTAGGTATTAAAGAAGAATTTGCATCAGTAGGTAATTTGAACGGGTTTTATCAGGAGTACATGAATATAGCACAGTCTCCTGATGATGCGCCATTTAAGCCTGAGTGGATAAAGATGCATCATTATAAATTTGAAAGACGAGGAGGACAAGGATGTTTAGTTCAGGAGCTGCACGATGATGAAGAAAAAATTATACCAATTGATGTGTATTGCGGTGTTGACCCTGCTAGCTCTCTATCAAGGAGGGCTGATTTTTTTGTCATCGCTACCATTGGTGTTGATAGCGATAATAGGAAGTATATGTTGGATGTTGTGCAGAAGCGTATATCTCCTGCAGAACAACCTAATGAAATTATATCTACATATAAGAAATTCAGGCCTAAACGGATGAAAATAGAAACAGTCGGATATCAAGAAGCGCTAAGGACTGCGACTAAACAATTGATGCAAGAGGAGAATTTATATATTCCAGGACTAGAAAGAGGCGTTAAACCTAGAAATGCGAAATCAGAGCGCTTGCTCTCACTAGTTCCTGTCTTTGCAAAAGGCGATTTTTACTTTAGGCCTGAAGATTTAAGTGCTCAAAAAGAGTTCTTATCTTATCCTAAGGGTAAGCATGATGATATTATGGATGCAGTATGGACTGCATTAGATGGCCATAGGGCTTGTAGAGTCAAAAAATATGTCGAAAATGAAGAAAAAAGTGGAATAATTAAAAAAATGCTTGACTGGAAGCTAATGTAAGGGTTAAATTACGAAATATGTCAGATGAAAAATATTCAAAATTAAATGATAAAGAGATTGTACAGAAGGTACAAGACCTTTTTAAAACCTATTCTAAAAATAGAGAGAAATGGGCAGAGCATGCTCAGGAAGATAAAGAGTTTAGGTTAGGGAAACAATGGACGGAAGAGCAAAAAAGAATCCTTGAATCCCGTGGTCAAGCTGCTATTGTAGTTAATAGGATACACCCTGCTGTTGAAGCGGCTAAGGCTATGATAACTGCAAGGCGTCCTAGTTTTAGAGTTGCTGCCAGAGAAGACTCTGATAATAAAGTAGCTCAAACATTGAGTGCGTTATTATCTTATATGTATGATATTTCAGATGGCAGGTCTGTTATTAGAGATGTAGTAGATGATTATTATGTAACTGGCTTGGGTTACATTCATGTGTATCAAGACCCTATGATGGATATGGGCAAAGGGGAAGTATGCATGCATAGCGTAGACCCTCTAGATGTATATGTCGACCCTAATTCTAGAAGTCGATTTTTTGACGATGCCGAGAATATTATAATATCTCGATTTTTTACACGTGACCAAGCCAAAAAATTATATCCTATTTATGAAAAAGCTATTGACAATGCTGAATCTGACCTTTATAGTGACAGGCCTATTACAGATAGAGCTGACAATGGAGAAACAATTTTCCCTGAGGATACAGAGACTAAGACTCAATATGGTACATTTGGACAGAATGATGAGTATGTACGTGGTTATGAGTGGTATTCTAAAGAATTAGTTACACAATTTCGTATATTTGAATCTTTTAGTGGTTATGAAGATTTAATGGATGAAGAGGCATTTAACGAATATATTAAACGGCCTGCATGGATTATTAATGGTCAACCCGTTACAGACCCAGAACAAGCACAGCAGTTAATTCAGCAAATACAACAACAT